TCACGCTTCTTTAGCTCTTCTAATGGGAAGCGTTCTTCCCACAGTGCTTCTTCTTGGTCTGCTATATAAAATCTTTTTGCTGGCGAAACTGTACTTAACTTGCCGCTTGGTATATAACGTGGGTCGTCGGGCGGAAGTGACGCTACAGATAGCTTTGCTCCGCCTGACACCAACTTAACTGCTGGAAAGTTTATGTGATGCCACGCACCTTCTTTCCAATCATCTGTATCCATAAGTCTGCCAGCTACGTCGTCAACGTGCCAACGTGTGAGAATCATAATCTCTAGGGCTGGCGTTCCGTCTGGTTCAGGTTGCTTTCTAGTTGTGAGAGCACTGATGTAATATGACCAAGTCTTGTTTCGCTGTGTGGCACTGTCGGCTTCTTCCCTAGCTTTAATAGGGTCATCAACCAGTAAAAGAGTTGCCGCCCTACCCGTAGTAGAGCCACCGATACCCGTAGCATAATAAGTGCCGCCCTGAGTTGTACGCCAATCGTCAACAGCCCTAGACTCGTCAGACAATCGAAAGTCAGGGAAGGATTGCTCAACAATCTTCTCTCTCGCATGGTCTCTGGTCTGACGACCAAAGGTTTTAGCGAGGTCTTGGTTGTATGATGTAGCCAAAACATTTCTGTTTGGTTTCTTGGCTAGATAATATACGGGGAATAACGTTGACGTTAGCCAAGACTTTCCGTGTCTTGGTGGCATCGTGATGAGTAATCTTTTTGCATTTAAGTCTCCTCTTTCTAAAGCGTCGAGAGTTTCAACAAGCTCTTGTTGAAATGGTGCAAGCTCAAACTGAGGGGCTAGTGCCTTCACGAATCCTTGGAAGCTGGTTTTCGTCTCGTGTATCTGTAGTAATCTTTTCGCCGCTTCCGCTCGTGTCACTTGCATCTCGGTACTCTCCTTCTAATGTCTCTGCTTGTTTAGCAATCTCTTGTAATTCTTCTATAGTTAATTCATCCATGTTTTTTGTTTCGACTGTGTGCTCGTTAAAACTGTGATGCAAGTCAGGCATAACTTTATTTAACATCATGCCAAACAATCTGACTTGTTGATTGTCCCATTTCTTAGAACCATCCAAAACCAAACGCACATCGGGTATTTTATTTCGCACAACATCCAAAACACTGCGACGAACTCTGTCTACCTGTTGCGGAGTCACAGGAGGCAAGCCGTTGCCTCTGGTTGGGTGCGGATTTTTGCGTACTGACTTACCCATAATTATCTCCTTTGAAACAAATATAACTTAATTAAACAGATTATATCGTCCTTGTCTTAAATTTATTACAACGATTTCAAATTTTGGTGCGAAAATTCTTGGGGGTGGGTGACAGTGACAACCCAGGTCGTCGGCGGGACGGGGCTACCGCCCCGTCTGACCAAGATTCGCAGAATCTTGTGCAAAAGACTACGTCTTTCGTCGCTAAGTCGTTGATATTGCTAGATATTTGTTGCCTATCTAGGGCAAATTGTTGATTATTGTTCGTCGTTGTTTTCAAACGGCGGTCTAATGTTAGCAATTCAATGCTAGTATAGGAAAGAAAGTGAATCATATCAAGGTGTTAGACATTATAGCGACAGTCCCCCAAAGGGGGATAAGGGGGGAGTAAATGATGAGCGTTTTGCCGTTTTCCGAAACGACGAAACATTAACCCTGAACCCTAAGTGGTAACATCTAGGGTTCTCATCTATGGAGAATGTTATGCCTAACAAGCAAACAAAAATCACTGTCGTATCTACTTTCACTTCCAAGAACTTTGGCAAATGTGCCTCTACCGTCAAGGTTGACGGCGACACCAAAGCCATCGAGAGGGTCAACAAAGAGCTTCTCGGAGCCAACGAGTGGTCAGCCAAAGACAAGACCTTGGTGGTCAACTGGGCAAGACAGAGCCTCAAAGGTGCTGAGTACAACCGTTACAAAGCCGACAAGGTTGGTTGGTCTCAAGAGGTCAAAGCCAAGTTGTCCAAGAAAATCAACCGACTCAGAGCCTTGATTGAGGCTCTGACTGGTGAGGCTATGGCAGTGACCAAAGCGGTTGCAAAGCCGAAGACGAAGACCAAGCCGAAAGGTTCCAAGGTTACTGCTGAACTTGCAGAGACTTTGGCTAGTCTTTCACCAGAACTTCAGTCAGCTTTCTTGGCTATGATGAAAGCTCAGAAGTAACTACCACAACGAGGGATGACCGAAAGGTTGTCCCTCGTTTTTTTTTGTCTGTGTCACAGGTTCAAAACCTGTCTGACGAGCCTATCGACGGCGAAACACAGCCACACTCGTCAGCAATACGTCGTCTCAAAGGAGAAACATTATGGATTTCGACACCAACACTTTTTCAGCAATCGTTCAACTACCAGTCAACAAGGCTGACGTTAAGCCTTGGGAAACACCAGTCGGTAAAGACTGCATTGACTTCGGCAGTACGTTAGCCAAGTTCATGGGTATACGGTTGCAGTTCCTTGCCGAACACACTCACACTTACCCACCACAGTATGAACATCAATACTGGGTCAACGAGTTGAGGATGCACGGCGAAATACTTGAGGCTTATGCAATGGCTCAAGCATGTGGTTATCATCACGACGACATGCTCAGAGATGCCAAAGCATCAATCGAGTGGGTCGCTGAACATCTCAATCATCTTTGGGACTAACCCAAAGATACGGCAGAACCCCTCACAGAGTTGCTCGCTCTGTGGGGGGTTTTTTTTGAGTAAATGCCAACAACGAAAGGAGGTCTGTTATGCAGACACTGGCTAGTGCTAGCAATCAAGCACTCAAAACGATTGCAAAAACCAAGTTTGAAAGAGTCATCTTTACAATGCGACACTACCACAAGGTAATGTCAGCCAAGTATGGCGATGCTTTCAATCCACATGGCGACGACACTATCTTGTCAGCCATCAACGACATGAGTTCTTTCCTCGATACTGTCGAGAAGAACAACGTCTTGTCCAAGAAAACTTGCAACGACTACTACGACAAGTTCGTCTTGGCATACAGCGAGGGCAAGTAATGATTGATTCCTGGCTGTTCTGGTACTTCGTTGTTCTAGGTATCTGCTTAATCTTTTGGGTATGGATGGCAGTTATATTTAGACATTGAAGTTTGTCTTAAATGTGTTACAGTTAATCAAGAAAGTGAGGTACAACGATGACACAAGCAATGCTAAATGCTGGATTCAGCGACACAACAACATTCGTTGTTTCGTTGATATCTAGCCTAATAAATTGGGGGTTCTAATGAATATCCGTAGGACCAAAATCTATATTCCGACACCACCACCGACGAACTACTTAGCCAAGTATGTTCGGTGGTTCGGTTTTTTCATCCTCGGCTTACTTTGTTATGCCGTGTTTATGATTGCAATCCTTGAGTTTGCCAGTGGTTGTGGCGAGAAAACCTACTATGCCGACAGAACTTGGACGACCAACGATTGCATTTTCATCCCATACGAACCAGTCAGTGGTACTTGGTAATGTATGAGATTCACATATTCGACAAGACTAATAGCTTGTCGTTCAAATCAAGACGAGTAAGCGATAGCTTCTTGCAAGCTGAATACCATGCAACTCGTCTTGTTAGCCGACTAAACAGAAGACCTTGTGCAAAGATGTTCTACTGGATAGTCATCAACAATCAGCTAACCACAATCCAAGAGGCACAACTTGGATAGCAATCACAACATCAAAACAATGGAGAATGCCATGCGATATACAATCGCTGATGCAAAGTCTTTCATCGCAGACTACAAAAAGAGCGATGGCAATACATCACGGAATCTACTTCGCAAGTTTGTCTGTGATATCAAAGACGACATCATGTCTTCTGAACTTCAACAAAAGATTGAACAACTCAGTGGCATGAACTTTCGTCGTTACGTTGAGTCTGTTGACCGTTGCGTTCTATTGCAAATGGTACTTGATGCCATGACCAAGGCAACCAACGAAGACACATACCTCAAGCCGTTGTCTGAGCCAAGCAACTACTGTCATCCAAAACGACGTGGCGGTGGGTTCTCGTTCGGTTTCAGCAAGACAATCTCACCTGACGATTTTCGTATCGTCCAAATGATTGAGGCTGAGATGCCTGACATCGGAACTGCTCTGATGCCAATGCCATCCGTCGTGGACATCTCTACTGCAATCACACTCACTGAACACAAATACAAGATTGAGTGTGGCTTGCTCAGTGAAGATGACCCAGTGGACTTGACCGTTACCGACGTAACAATCACTGATGCTTGCAATCTATTGTGGGCAAGTGGCAAGTTCGTCAACCCTGATGACACCAATGCTTACACGACTGGTGTTATCTCTTACATCCGTACTCAGACTAACGACGACGGAAGTAACAAATGCGAAGATACCTATGACTACGTCACTGACCATCGTTCATCCGATGTCATGGCAATCATGGATATCATCAAGCCTAGCAACTCTAACGACGAGGCTGACCCAGTGCTTGAACAAGGTCTTGTCACTGCGTTGGACGAATCCAAGTTTGACCCCACACAACTGCAAGCCATCAACGTGCTGACTAAGAATGCAAACAAAGATGGTCTGTCGTTGTCTGACATACTTGGTAAGCTAGCGAACACCGAGAAAGAACTGGCTCAAGCCAAGACTATCAAGGCAACCATTGCCTCGACACCGAGTGTTCCGCAAGCAACTCAAGGCGAAGTCGATGACCTCACTTACGAGATTGTCATGCAACAAGCTAGCAAGATATTCGGTAAGTCGGTCAAGGCTATGAAGTTCGACATACCAACGTTGGTTTGGAAGAACAAGCAAGGCAGTGTCGTTCAACATCCAATGACACCAGAGATTGACCCAACGTATGAGTTCAGACCACAACATCTTATCAAGTTTCTGACTGCTCACTTGTTCGGTCAGAACCTATGGCTACACGGTCATACTGGCACTGGTAAGACGACGTTGGCTGAACAGATTGCTAGTCGTATTGGCTATCCAGTCTTTCGTTTGAACCTCGACTCAA